TCCAATAGACCCGTCTGTATATGTCACCACAATCTCCACAGAAGGTTATGGTACTCAAAGCGTATTTACTACTATAAATTCTTTTATTCTTGTCTGCACCTGTGTAAATATTACTTCTGCGATGAAGTTCTTCCTGAGCCTGTAAAAAAAGCTCCTTCGGAATAATAGCCTGATGGCTATTTTCAACATAATACTGTGGGACATGACCTTCATTCTTCACCCTTTTCTTTGTTAGAAAATCCACTGTGAAAGTCTTCTGCAACAGGGCATCGCCGATGTATTTCTCGTTTAGAAGAATCTTCTTTATGGTTTCCGGTCTCCATCTTGGTTTACCTGCAGCTGTTAAAACGCCGTCTTTCTCAAGATCCCTGCCGATGCCCGCCAGGCTCTTGCCTTCAAGGTATTCTCTATAAATACGTTTAATAATTTCAGCCTCTTCAGGAACTATTATCAAGTTGCCATCTTCATCTTTTGTGTATCCCATAAAACGCTTGTGGTTGACCTGCACCTTTCCTTGCTGGTAACGATATTGAAGTCCGAGTTTAACGTTCTGCGAAAGACTCTGGCTTTCTTGTTGTGCAAGAGAGGCCATAATGGTAAGTAGCACCTCGCCCTTGGCATCCATTGTGTTGATGTTCTCTTTCTCGAGGAAAATATAAACACAGGCTCCATGGAAAGCGAACTCATGCTGTCAATCCTAAGTGGACTGGCCGAAAGTGAGTCCATCTCCATTTCAGAGAATAACAAGTGGTCTGTACAGAAACGATTCCAAAATGGAACCTATAAAATCTCTTCTCCGCCCTATGGCTACGACAGTGTCGATGGGAAGCTGATTATCAACGAGGAACAGGCTGAAATTGTCCGCTTTATCTTTGCTGAGATTTTATCTGGAAAAGGCACACAGAAGATTGCTGATGACTTGAACCAGCGAGGCGTTCCAACTCAAAAAGGTGGCAAATGGAGATCGACTACAATACGTGGAATGGCCGCTAACGAAAAATACACTGGTGATGCTATCTTTCAAAAAACTTACACTGACAGCTCCTTTAATAGACACATCAACAACGGTGAGAAAGATCAGTACCTTTTTAAGGGACATCATGACGCCATTATTAGCCACAATGAATTTGTAGCTGTTCAAGCTATTATAGAGCAACGCGGACGGGAAAAAGGCATAAAGAAAAACACCACTAAATACCTTAACCGCTACCCCTTTTCAGGAAAAATCATCTGTAGTGAATGTGGTGGAAAGTTAAAGCGGAGGGTCATGACCTCAGGAAAACACAAAATCACATGGTCCTGCTCCACTCACATTTCAGACATCGATAAATGTTCTATGAAATCTATTCCAGAGACTCAACTCGATCATGCCTTTACCACGATGGTGAACAAACTCATCTTTGGCCATAAGTTTATTCTGAAGCCCCTGTTTGATAGCCTTAGTGGGGTGAATTCCGAAGATAGCCTTGTAAGGATTCAAAAGATCGATAAGAAAATTGAAGAGAACGGTGAACAGCAAAAGGTGCTCATTGGACTTATGACCAAGGGTTATCTTGATCCAGCGGTATACAACAAAGGGAACAATGAACTTTTACATGAACTAAAACGCCTGCAGCAACAAAAAGAATCTTTGATGAGGTTACTAAGTAGCGATGACGAGACTCAAAAATATGTCAATGAGCTCTTAAGGTTTACGACCACATCTCCGATGCTCTTAGAATTTAACAGTGATGTTTTTGACAAATTTGTGGACCAGATTATTGTCTTCTCAAGGGATGAAATAGGGTTTGAATTGAAATGCGGCATTACTTTAAAAGAAAGGTTGGTGAATTGAATGGGCCACACACCCTACGGTTACAGAATTGAAAATGGTAAAGCTATTGTCGATGATGAAAAGGCTGAACAAATAAAGTTGCTCTTTGAGGCTTACCTATCTGGCGCTTCACTTGCAACAGCTGCTAAGAAAGCTAGCATTAAAGCCTTCCATGCTGGAATAGGTAATATCCTAAAAAACAAAAAATATGTTGGTGATGATTTCTACCCTGCAATCATTGATAACGATAGCTTTGAAGCTGCTGAGATAGAGCGTCTGAATCGAGCTAAGAAGCTTGGCCGCATTTGGGAAAAGAAAGAACTTATAGGATCTCCTGCTCCCACTTTCTTCTCCATTGCTGATGGTAATGAACAGTTTGAGGATCCTTTTAAACAGGCAGAGTACGCTTACAGCCTGATAGAAATGGAGGTGAAGAATATTGAATAAAAACATTACTGTGATTCCTGCAAGAAAACATTCCAGGAAGAACAAAGATGAAGAAAAACCGAAGCTTCGGGTAGCCGCCTACTGTAGAGTATCCACCGACAGTGATGAGCAGGCATCAAGTTATGATGCCCAGATTGAGCACTACACTGCATTCATTAGTGGTCATCCAGACTGGCAGCTGGCAGGGATATTTGCGGATGACGGTATATCAGGAACCAACACCAAGAAGCGTGAAGAATTTAATCGCCTGATAGATGAGTGCATGGTAGGAAATATTGACATGGTGATTACTAAATCCATAAGCCGATTTGCCAGAAATACACTGGATTGCCTGAAGTACATTAGGCAGCTTAAGGATGAAAATATTGCGGTATTTTTCGAAAAGGAAAACATCAATTCCATGGATTCCAAGGGTGAGGTTATGCTCACCATCATGGCTTCCCTCGCACAGCAAGAGAGTCAGTCACTCAGCCAAAATGTAAAGCTTGGACTTCAATACCGATACCAACAAGGCGAAATACAAGTGAACTGCAAATGGTTTCTAGGGTACACCAAGGATGAAAGCAAGAAACTGGTTATTGTTCCAGAAGAAGCTGAGATTGTAAAACGCATTTACAGAGAGTACCTCGAAGGAGCAAGCATGCTAAAGATTGCCCGAGGACTTGAGGCTGATGGCATCAAGAATGGTGCCGGGCGAGACAAATGGCACACCAGCAACATCAATCAAATCCTCCGGAATGAAAAATATATCGGGGATGCACTTCTTCAGAAAACCTACACCGTGGACTTCCTCACAAAAAAGCGAGTTAAAAACAACGGTCTTGTCCCCCAGTACTATGTAGAAAACAGCCATGAAGCCATTATCCCGCGTGAAATTTTCATGCAGGTCCAGGAAGAGCTGATTAGGCGACGCTGCGTACATCTCAGCAAGAACGGGAATAAAAGAAGCTTCAGCAGTACCCACTGCTTTGCTAATATAGTTATTTGCGGCAACTGCGGTGAGATATTCCGCAGAGTCCATTGGAACAACCGAGGTAAGAAATCCATCGTCTGGCGCTGCGTCAGCAGACTTGAAAACACCGGTTTATTCTGCGATGCACGCACAGTACTGGAAAGTAACATTGAGCAGGTACTTGTCACTGCTATTAATAATACCTTGAGCGGCAGAGATGCTTTTCTTGCCACCCTACAGAACAATATTGAATCTGTAATAAACCGGGGAGACGACAAGACTCTATCCGATATCGATAAGCGCTTGGCTGATCTGCAAACACAGCTTTTAAAGCTGGCCAGCTCCAAAACCGACTATGAAGATGTAGCTGAGGAGATCTACCAGCTTCGCGAACAAAAACAGAAGATCCTGGTTGAAAACGCAAACCGCGATGAGCTGCGAAAACGGATCGCTGATATGAGTTCATTCCTGCAAAATCAGCCAACCGCCTTAACCGAGTATAATGAGCCGCTTGTCCGGAGGCTTATTGAAAAGATAACCGTCTTTGAGGACAAATTCACCGTGGAATTTAAATCCGGCGTGATGATGGATGTGAATGAATAAGGCACTCTACAAAATTTAACGCAGAGTGCCTTGTTTTTCTGTGCTATAGATCATACTCCTTCACTTTATACAGTTATATCTCAAGCTTTTCTTTAATGATAGAAATTTGTTTTGTGGTCAGTGATTCTTCCATACTTAGTACGATAATTTTATCCTCAAATAACAAATATCCGATTTATACCAATCTAAACTCTATCTACTCTCTAACATTCCCTCATCTAAAAATTTGTTTATGGCCGCAACTTTATGTTGAACATCTTCCTCATCAACTTTTATTTGTTGGCTAATAATCGGTACATTGCATACCTGTATTAACATTTTTCCAAGAGTACTCTTATCTTTATCAGTTGGAAAATCGTCAATCATTTCAGTAAATAGTCTCACTACATCACTGGTATTTATACTTGTATCAATAAGGGCCTTAAAAATAATTCTAGCTACTATAAAGAAAGCATTTTCAAATGTCACTCCATAATCTTGAGAGAGTGTTAACCATGGATGAAATAATTTGAATTTTTCAGGAGTGAATCTCCTGGCTCCTTCAGCCCCAAATATCGCATGTTCGATATCATCTATATTAATGGTTAAAAATTTAAATCTATATGATGCTAAGTACGAAAAAAATTCTAAATAATCATCAATGGTAATTTTGTTTTGCTTATATAATTCTCTGACTAATATATATGATGATGTATACTCGGGGATATTCTTTTTTGTTTCTACTGAGTTTGCTTGAAGATACAATTGATCCTCTGTCAAAATTGGGACTTGATTATTTTGTGCAAAAATACATGCATCACAAAGTTCAGCATTTATTTTCTGTTCTGTGAAACAATCAACTTTATTAGCGTTTGAAATAAAGGAGATTTCTTTCGAATTCTGCTCAAAGAATTTTATACTGTTTTGTATATTACTTCTAATAAATTCAGCTTTTTCTGGACTAATAGGGGTAAATCTCATTTTCCCATTTACATAGCCCAAATATCCTGTTTGTCCCGGCAAACAATGAAACTTTTCTTTTATTTTAAAAAGCATTGTTATGACTGATTGTGGAATACACAATCCTTGTACATGTTTATTTATTTTATCCAACATCCCCATTTCCGATAGAATTAATGCAGATGTCCCATCAATATAGAAATTTTCCCCTGGTATTATTCTCTTTGCCACTTCTGCTTGCAAGTTATACTCTGAAATTTCTCCGAAGCTAAATTTAATAAATCCTCTATTCTCAGCTGTAATTTTATTTATTGCATTAGTCAACCCGCCTTCATTCAATGCTAAAAAAGCTAGAGGAACATTTTCTCTACAGTACATCTCAAAAAACTCTTCTTTTTTTTGGTTCTCATCCTCTAATCTCGCTTGAAGATATGTAGTATCGATAGAATCTCCCAAACTTGGCACCTCAATAATCTCCAGTTTATCCCACCGATTTTCGGCAGTTAATTTCTGAGCATAATTTGTAGATTGCCAAAGAATATATTTCTCTATAGGCATAATTAATTCAATTGTGTAACATGTATTTGAACGATATTTATTAATAAATTCTATTGAATCTCCTACCGATTTATCTAATAGAACTAAATATTTTTCATCATTTGTAGGAATCTTTGAAGCATCTAGTTCTTCATCATTTCCAACAAAATACCACCTGTCTTGCTCACTGAACTTTACAAAACTGTTTTGAACCACCTTATCACTTGATGTAAGAGGGAACTCAATCATATTACCTATTTGCGTGAAAACAAAAAATAAGCTTCCATATTCTTCAGGCGAAGGTGTTTTTATTTTCTTTATACCATCTACAATTGCAAGAATTGCTAGGTCAACATCATTGTTCTTTAAATAAACATCTGCTTCTAGTCCAATCTTGAATTCAAATGTATTTATTAAATTTCTATTTTTATCTATGAGTAATTTTGCTTCTTCATATTCGCCCCTTTTCATTCTCATATTAATAGTTTGTCCGAGCAGTCTTTCCTTGTTAGTAATATCTAAATAATCCAGTTGTTTTTCATCAGCAAGTATTTCTTCAGCAATTTCTATCCCGTCGAGATACTTTTCTAAATTGTTAAACGCATTCATCAACTGGATTCTAAATCTGAGTTTTGACTTTTCATTTTTTTCAAATTGCAGCAGGTTATTAATGAGAGTTATTTCAAAATCCCAAGCATGCTTTATACTAGCTACTTCTAGAAATCGCGCACACTCGAAATAGTTCAAGTCCTGAAGGTCCATTGTTTTTAATAGTTCAAAGGCTTTATCATAATCTTTTTCATCATAGTACAGCAAAAAAAGCAATTTATCCTTCTGTATCTTATCCCTTTCAGGCAGTTGAGCAATGATTTTCTTCCTTAAATCCGGGAGTGATTTTAAAGTATTAGCCATATTTATAGCAAACACAATATCTTGTAAAATATATTTTGTTGCATCGTCGTATTGTTCCTTTTCGATATTGATCAAGAATTCAACTATATCCTGTATACCTAGTTCTTCAAAAAATTCCTTAGCATTACTTAGCAATTGATCTTTAAAACTGAATTGGAACAGGATAGTTTTTGCTAAATTAGCTGAAATTACCTTTTCAGATTTAGTCAAGTATTGTTGTAGTTTTCTTATATCAATATCAGGTAAGTTTGCAGCACTCAATAGTCTTACAAACAATCTATCTGCTAAATCATCAAAATAACATTTTAACAGCAAATCAAATATATCTTTGAAAATTTCCTCCATTGATACATAATCTTCCAATATTTCAAGAGCATTTATTATCCTAACATTTAGTAGCGCATTATCCTTGTATGGTAAAGAGCCCCATTCATCTTCTTTGACTTTAACTTGTTTTATTTCATCTAAATAAGCTCTTGCTTGCTGCCTACTCAAAGTATCGTTGTTACTATCATTTACATCTATCCTGGCTTCTAGTAATGAAAGCTTAATATCATAATTTTTAAATTTTCGTTCATTATAATGTATTGCTTTTTCAATAAAACTGTCTGCTTTCTGTCGATTACCACCTCTTTCGAAAATTAAAGCATATAATCGACAAAAATTTGATCGCACCCTTGGATTCTGTGGAAAAGAACTTTCGGTAATGCTTTCTGTCGAAATATCTTCACCTGTTTGATATTTTAATGCCAGCTTCATATATGATAAAAGCCAATTATCATCATTTATCTTTTCAGCAATGGCCACCAAATCTTGACATTTTTCGATTTCACCAGATAGAAGATGTAGTTCCGCTAAATATAAAAATGCTGCCGAATCATCAGGGTACCTTTTGCACAGACTTTCATAAATTTGGCGTACTTCAGGAATTCTTTCAAGTTTTTGTAATGCTCTAGCTTTAACCAATTCATAATTTATATTAATTTTCTCATTGTCTAATTTTTGCAAACTATTCTGGAATGCATCTAGAGTATATATAACACTTTCAGCATTATTCCAGTCAAGCAAACTGTCTAAATTTTCCAACGTCTCTTTGGCTAAACTGACTGAATTGGTCATGTCATCATCAAATCCTAACTGAACTAAATCAGTATTTTCTAATAACATAAAAATCTTCTCTAGCCTTTTAGGAGTAAATAAAACAAAATTGATATCCGGCTCTAATTCACGAAGGTTTGCAAGAGCCTTTTCTATTTCAATACTTGCGCCAGTACCTTTATCATTAAATACGAAATTATACTCTTTAATTTTTGAAATCTGATCCCAATTCTTTTTTAACTTATCAAAGTCATCCTTAAGTTTTTTTGCTGCAGTAGATTCTTTCTCATTAGGATTTTTAGGTGCATATACTTGATAATATATACCTTTTGATGGGATATATCCGTCATTCCCACCATCACCTTTATTCCCATAAGGTCTTACTTTATGAAAATCATCAAATGCCCTTTCCATTATGTTTTCAAAAAAAGTCTGAAATTCAGTTGCATTTTTTTGAAATATTTTATTCCAAAACTGCATCGTTATATAATTACTATCATTAAAAGCCATTTTTATTTCCCCCTCTAATAGGTAACATCTAACTTGCTCTCTCAACCTCAGAAAATCCGAAAAACATCTAAACCGTTCTGTCATGAGAGCAAAACATCTAAACTGCTGTTTCATCAAGCTCTGACGTCTAAACTGACCACTTAACTATCAAATCCGCTTCAGTGGACATATTCCCGCAAAGCTATAATTTTCCATTTTTCATACAATAGAATTATATCACAAAGACGCAAAAAGCCCAGTATTACTAGGCTTTTCACACACTCATTAATTTTTCTTCGTTATCAATACCACCGTCTCAACGTGTGGCGTATCAAGATACACTTTTATTTTTCATTACTAATCATTATATATTATTATTTGAAATGCAGTGAAATCAAGGGTTTTAAGGGAAACACAAATATTTTTTATTACTTATCGTTACTCATTATAATACAATAAAACTTCTGCGTGGTGGACATATCGTGGACACTGACCACCAAAGCAGAAGTTTTTATTTGTTTTCATCATCTTTTCCAATATATTCATCCAATAATTTAGGTGAAATATGATAAGACCATCTTTTCACCTTTACAGCAGTTCCAAATGGAAGTCTTTGATTTTGAAGTCCAACCCTTATGTACTGTTGTGATTTTCCAAGTCTTCTTGCTGCTTCTGCTACTGATATATTATGAATGCCTGATCCAATATCTTTTCCAGGATCTCCTGAATCTAAAAATTCAATTGTACAATCAAGCACTTCTGCAATCTTCTGTTTCACATCATTCTTTGGGATGTTCTTTCCTGATAGGTACTGACTAATTGATGATTTACCTTTTCCAACATGTTTTGCCAATTCAGCCTGTGACATGTTCCTTTCTTCCATTGCCTTTTTCAAATTCTTTGAGAAACTCACCCTTTCACCCCTTTCAGGTTCATCCCCACAACTCATATAAGCTTCATATGGGGGTTTTTATTATGATTTAGTGTATTTGTTCATTGAAGAACTAAAAGGGCATACAAGGCGAATTTGAAGGGGTGTTTTCATACCTGGTTATTTTCCCATTTTTATCAGGTTTAGGATTCACCTTCTTGAAAAACTGATCAAATTCTTTCTTCACCCAATCAGGGGAATTGCTTTTAATATGCCATTGTTCATCATCACCAATGAATGAATATCCTTCTTTCATGAATCTTGGTTCTTCCATGTCATTCAATCCCCTTCCTGAACTCATATAAGCTTATATAAGCATTTTTTATTGTTGCTTGATGTATTTGTCCTTTACACCAAGAAGTCTTTCCCATGTCTAATTTTGATTGATGCAAGTTCAATTGTTCAAATAAGTTCAATTTAATCATAACACCAGGTATTGCCATTGTAAATCAAATTATCAGAAAACTTCAAGGTCATATATGCTTCATATAACCGTTTTAATAAAGGTCTTAATATATTTATACCCTTGAAAAAGCACCCTGCATGATGCAAAGTGCTTGATCAACCTATTTTGCTACTGGTCTTCTGAAAACACAAATGAAGATCCCAAACAAAAGACAGATCTTCACCAATTCAGTCCAGGTGATGTTGGAAGCTGCTGATGATGATTGAACTGCTTCAACATTGGATGATACTGCTTCCACTACCTGTGGTTCTGCTTCATCTTTTTCATTTGTGTCAACATTCACATTGACATTGATGGTTATATTCTTTCCATCTTCCTGAACCTTTATTCCATCAGCAATGCTGCCATAGTCAACTGTAATGGTCTGATGTTGACTTGCTGATGCTTGACCACCTTTTTCACCACTGCCATCATTGGAAGGTGGAAGATAAGTATTTTCTGTTGTGCTGTGGGATGAATAATCATAGTTGTTCACTGTTGAACTGTCATCCCTTGAATCTGAATTATGTGTTGTGCTGTTGTTGGTTGTGTTATTCGTGGTATTTGATGTATTATTACTGTTAGTAGTTGTATTTGTAGTTGTTGAAGTGGATGTGTTTGATTCCTGGTCAGGGTCAGCATCCACTTCTTCATCTGTTTCAGGGTCAGTTGGATCTATGGGATCAGTAGGTTCTTCAATTGGATCTTCTTCATCAGGGTTTTCAGGATCTGTTCCTGGATCAGTGGGTTCTTCTTCAACTGGTGGATTATATTCTTCAACCATATAGTTCACACCATTGACCAATCCAACAACTTCTGTTCCTGTCAGTGCTTCTGCTTCTGATTCATTGGTTGTCAGTGTTCCATCAGCTTTGGTATAGTTGATTATTCCATCAGTTGAAACCTTGTACATTTTACCTGCTGAAAGACCAGTGATCTTTTCATTGTCTGCTGTTCCTAAGGATGTTGAATCAAGCAGCACTGTTGTTGGTGCAGGGGTGAATTCTTCAACCAAATATGTTTCACCGTTAGTCAAACCAATGATTTCAGATCCAAGAAGTGGGGAAGCTTCTGATTCTGTTCCAGTCAATGATCCATCTGCTTTGGAATAACTTACAACATCATCTGATGTGATCTTGTAATACTTTCCTGATTCAAGTCCAATGATCTTTCCATCTGATGCAGTTCCCAGGGATGAAGGGGAAAGGGTCACTTCTGTTGGTGGGATCTCATAATCTAATTTGTAAAGTGAATTTGGTGCAGTGGGATTTATAGATACACCACTCAAATCATTGCTTCCATCATAGTCATTGATCCAACCCTTGGGGATGATTCCATCATCTTTGAACAGTTCAACAAGGGTTGCAATTGAATCTGTAAGGTTCAGATTTCCTTGTGAGGTATTGGCAATATCAGCACCATTGGATGCAGTATTATTAAAGATCTTTGTTCCAGTGATCTTCATTGTGCCCATATTATAAATACCTCCACCTAATCTTTCTGTTGAATTTTCTGTGATCACACTATTTGTGATATTTATAGTTGCTTCATAGTATGAGTTAATAATTGCACCACCACCCATTGAAGAATGTCCATTCTTCAACGTGCTGTTGTCTATGTTGACAGTGGAAGCATTATTCACATATATGTGACCACCTTCACCACCTGCAACATTATTATCAAATATGCAGTTGCTGAAATTAGCTGTTTTATTCACGACATGCACTGCTCCACCTGCACCCCTATCATTCATATTGTTAATAAATATTGCATCTTTGAATGTGACATTACCATTTACAAACACAAAACTACTGGATGTTGATTTCATATCACCATCAAAAGTTACATTTTGAAAAGTAGTTTCTGAACTAATATTGAAGTAGCTTGAAGAATTCATTCTTCTGAATGTGATGTGTTTATCAGCATATCCAATTGATTGATTTTCTGAAATAATGATTGTTCCGTTGATACCAATTACATCACCATCTTTTGCATTATACATTGCTGAATAGAATTGGTTGAAGGTTGAAACAATAGCAACTGGTTCTGCTGAATTTGCCATTGCCTGCATCATTTGACTGGTCAAAAGGATTCCAATCAATACAACTGCCAATACTGTCATTTTGAAGCTTCTTTTCTTTCTTATGTTCATCTTGTGAACCCCCTAAATATAAAATTTTGCAGACAAGCTGCAATACTTATATTATAAGTGAATATGTCGAATTTTGTTAGATTCATTAAATGGAAAAAGACCCCTGAACCGTTATAGTTCAAGGGTCTTTGTTTGTGTTATAGCTTATCTATCACAATATACTTTTGACCACCTTGCATCTGAATCATGATCACTTCATCACCGACAACCAAGCCATTGTGAACAGTGAAAGTTTTCTTTCCAGTGTATGCATGATTATGTGATGCAAATGAAGAATCACCTGAACCACCACTTTTGTATTCTGTTTCATGGTTGACTGTCATTTCAACCTGATGATCCTTAACATTTCTTGTGAGAATAAGGAATTCTTTTGTTAAAGTCATCTTTTGTTCAACTTGGATTTTCAAAGGGGAAGTGCTGATGACCTTTCCAAATCTTAGTGAAGTTGGTTTGGATGCATTCACTGCATCCAATGCCATTCTTTTCATTATTTGAACCATATCCTTTGAATCTGCTGCCATTAATCATGCACCCCCTCTGCAACCGTTTCTGCTGCTTCACTTACCTTTTCAACCATATATTCAACAACCCCATCAAGATCCATATTTGAATTGACATTATTGGTAATTCCACCAACTTCAACCCTAACTTCTGCTGTTGTGTATCTGTTCACAGTTTCCATTTCTGCAAGGTCACGCATATACTTCAAATCTTCTGAACTGATGTCAACTGAATCTTTGATTGCCCCAGTATTATCAGCTGTGTCTGCAATATTACCTGGAACTGATGATGCATCATAACCACTTGCATAGTCACTTGCATAATCACTTGGATCAGGAATGTTACTGTCAAAGATGCTTCCAATGTCAAAGTTTGAAATTGTATCTTCAATACCTTCACCAAAGGAATAACCTGCATCCCAAGCAGCACCATATTCAAATCTGTCAAGCTTCAATGCACTTGCATCCATTCTTGGAACTTTGATTTCAGCTTCACCAACAAGGTCTGTGACCATTCCTTGAAGGGATGATCTCCAACCACTGACTGCACTTGCAAGGTTCGATCCAAACAGTGTGTCAATTGCTGATGCAATACCTTCCAAAATACTAAGGACTGAATCTGCCATGCTTGCAAACAGCCGAACAATTGACCCTATTGGATCATTGAAGACATTGGCAAAGAATTCAGCAAATGTAGCAATAAAATTCCATACAGCAGCAAACAAATCAATAATTAAATTGATCAGGGTGACAAATAGATTTCCAACAAATGCTGCTGCAACAGCCAGGACACCAACAATAATTCCTGTTGCACTGACTGATGTTCCTGCAAACTTATTGAATGCAGCCACTGCCATGTAAATGACTGCAATTATTGCAATAATACCGATTATGATCCAGGTGATAGGTGATGCCAACAATGCACTGTTCAATGCCCATTGTGCCACTGTCAGGTTGTTTGTTGCTGCTGCATCTGCTATGGTTGCACCTGTCTTCACTGCAATAGCAATTGCATGTGCTGTCTGAATGCCTGTGCTGATCAGTTGGACTGCATTTGATACGATCATATAACCTGTATAGATTCCAAGTGCAGCAGCTACCCCATAGATTAAAGGTGCAATGATTGACCAATTGTCTGATATAAATGCCCCTGCTTGGGTGATCATGTCCAATGCCCCAACTGCAACCCCTGAAAGGAATACAAATGCATTTGTTGCACCTGCAACCATAGTGTTGAAGCTTTGACTGTTTGCTATTTCATTCAGCCTTTCCAGGACTGGATCAAAAGCAAACAATGCTTGATTCTTTATACTGGTTGCCACCTGACCAAAGGTCTTTGGCATTTGGGCAAATTGTTCATTGACTTCATCAGAAGCATGGAACATTGCTGCCTTAATTACATCAGCAGTCAGCAATCCTTCTGATGCCCAGTCTTTCATTGATCCTGTTGCCCCTTGAACATTGGTCATATAGTCTTCAATGGACTTTGCCAATAGTGGGGCATTCTCAATGATACTTCTGTATTCATCACCTTGAAGCCTGCCTGATGCCATTGCTTGGGTCAACTGATACATTGCAGAAGCTTGTTCCGTTGCTGATGCACCACCAACAACAAAGTTCTTGTTCATCAGTTCAGTGAATGCAATCAGTTCATCATTGTTTGTGAATGCATCACCTGCCATCATTCCAAGCTTTGCAATAGTGGGAGAAACATCACCATATGCTGCCCTTGCATTCTGTGCTGATGCAAAGATCTTGTTTTGTAGTTCTTCAACAGATCCACCATCATCAACAATCAGTGAAAGCCTGGATTCTGTCAATGTAGCTGTATCTGATAAGCTCAACAAGTTCCCAATACCATGAATTGAAGCATAGGTTGCTGCAATACCAAGAAGTTTTCTTTCAAGTCCACTTGCTGATCTTGCACCCTGGTTCATTGAATCATTGAACCTTTCCTGTTGCTGTTCACTTTCATTGATGTTCTGAACCATTTCTTCAAGTTCAATGTTTGCTGCATTCAAATGTTCCCTGACTCCATCAAAATTGGATGAATCAAAGGAACTGTTTGCAGCAGCATCCATCTGTTCAAATGCACTGACTGTCATGTTCAATGCACTGTTAATGTGAATCAAAGATGATGATATATTATCTACTAATTCGATTGATGTTCTAATACTTGCCATAGTTTACACCCCCTTTCTTTTAAAGAATTTCTTGATTTTATCTATACCATTGGGTTTCTTGATCCCCTTGATATATTCAGCATGGATTTTTCTTCTTACTTTCTCAACTTCTGAAAGCTGATTGAATAGCTTCTGAACCTGATCCAGTTGTGCTGCCTGGATGAACTTTGCAAATGCCTGATCATCCAGGTTGTCTGCTTTAGGAATATAGATCCTAAGAAAGAAGTGGTATCCTTTTTCTGTTCCAAGCTGTTCATCCCTAAACGTCATGATGATATTTAGCATTTTAAGAAGATCCTTGCAGTAGGACTGATCTTTGTTCAGGACAACTTTTCCATCCTGTGTGAAACAGTAGTAGTCTGATGGTTTGGTACTTGTAAAGGTTAGATCTTTGACCCACCCCTGATTGATATATGCAAATTCCACTGCCCAAAGATTTTCATTTATAACTTCAATGTTTGGATTCATTTTTTTCACCTTCCTTTCATCCAAGTAGTTCTTCAAGAAATTCATCACTGAATAACCTGATCTGTAATGAGTTTACAAGTCTATTTTTATTGTTCTTTACTGTTGAAGGGTCACAATATACTTCACTTGCTATTGCATCATGTGATTTACCTTCAAAGTATTTCATTGGGATAATCTTGTAATATGGATCATCTTGTATGGATGACAATGCCCAATCTATTTTCCTGATGTAGTTTTCAATATCATGGATAGATGCTTCAATCTTTTCAATTGCAAGCTGTGTCTTCTCATACTCATTTGATGAATCATAAGTATTGGTTGAATTCCAAATCACAAAGCTTTTACTTCTCTTTGAAATTCCTTCTTGCTTGATGAACTCTATTTCATCATATTTGCTTTTCAAAGCTTCTTTGAATTTGGGATAGTTGTATAATAAGGTTTCGGTTTTCTGAAATGCAGTCTGCTTTGTAGATTTCAGCATTCTTTGCTTCTTTAGTTCATTGAATGTTGCATCAACTGTCTTTTCTTGGATCAATGCTTTAAGCCTTTTGTCTATATCCATTGGAATGACCACCTTTCTATTGAATAAGGGAACAAGGTTTCATGTCCCTGTTCCCTTGATTTTTTGAAGCTTATTCTTCAACAGTTTCAGGTTCTGTCTGATCTGTAACCTGGTCAATTCCAGGGGTCTTCTTCACATATTCTTCAATCGTTTTAGCATAACCTTTGATATTTGCTTCATCTCGCATCTGTTCATATGAATCATTTGGAACACTGTATGATTGACCATTTACAATATAGGTTTCTCCATTTTCTCTTGGATAAATAAATAGCATATTTGCAATTACATCCATGTCATTGATAGTGTTCAATATCATTTCAACTTGGTTCAACTTACCAAATGTCTTAGGGAAGTTAGATTTCCCAGTCCAATCATCTTCAAGTTCAACTTTCTTTCCAATAACATTCTTGAAAAGCTTCATCTGATCAAGGTCATCAATGAAATCTTTTAAAATCATATAAGCACTTTCATCAGTGATCTGTTCACCTTCAATCATCAGGAATTGAAGTGCATTATTCACTTTAGCTGCATGATCGGATGCTCTATTTACATTGGTAACCAATTTAGGAAGCACCTTTTCCTTTACATCTTCCAGAATCACCTTCAACTTTTGGTTATAGACCTTGTTTATCTTTTCAGCATAGGATCTTGCAGCAGCAACTTCATTCCTAATCTGTTCATTGATATACTGCATTGAATAGGTGTTGACTTCTGCACCCCATTCTTCAACTATTCTTTTGATTTCCTTTGCCAACTGTTCATTGTTGTCATGGTAGGCATCAATGATTGCCTGTATTTTCTTTACTAATTCAAACATTTTAATTTACCCCTTTCTTATTTTGATATGGATTTTCCAATTCCTGAATCCCTGCTTTTTTAAGTTCCTGGTTCATTTTGATATAAACTGCATTGATCTTTGCATCATATATCTTTCTTGCTTTTTCAATCTGCATGTCCTTTTCTTCCTTTGGGATCAGCATGACATGTTTTCCATGTTTCTTAGTTCTTATGGTCTTGATCCTGCTGATCACTTGGTTCTTTTCCTTGTTCAGTTGAAGAACCTTGTCCAATTGCTGTGTGATGTAATCATTCATGAATTCACCACCAATCATGGTTTGTCATAAGCAGCACAATATTTATGTTCCAGTGTTTCAGCCAAAGTGATGATCTGATCCAACCTATCAAGTGCAGCATTCTTCATGATTGTCTTTGTTTCCATCCTTGGAACTGTGATTGTTTTACCATCAGCATCCAATTCTTCAACAAGAACTTCTTCCTGGATTGTTACTTCAACCATGTCCTTCATCTTGGAAGTGAATCCCTTGGTCATATATTCAGTGATCTGATCTTCAATCTGTTTTAGAATTGCTCTGCTTTCTGCAAATTTAACATTCAATTTGCTTCCAGGATAATATTCCTTATTGCAGCAGACCAGGTCAAGCATTAATGATGATCTTGATTGAATGAAATCATAATTCAAATTCATTAAATAGGAATTATAGTCATATCTATGTGATTCAATCATCCTATCAATTAGTTCTTTTCTTCCTTCATTGTCCAACAATTCATCTGCTTTGATGCTTTGGTATCGCTTGATCTTACTTTGCAAATTCTTTTTTTCATTGTTCAAATAGTTCAAAACATAATCTTTTAAGTTCAATTTTGTTCACCATCCTTTCTAATCATCATCTTCATCATCTTCACCCATGTCATTAACAATAACTACTGTTGAAAAACCTTCCACTTTCAGCTTTTCATCAGGTTTGAATCCTGCTCTATCAAGAATATCCTTTGCAGCCATATATCTGACCATGTCATTCTTGGAATCAAGAAGCTTTGTATGTGTTTTGAATGCTTTTGCTGCAACTGATCGGATGCTGATCACAATCAAGTAATCAAGTTCTTTCATGAATTCATCATCTTTTTTCCATGCACAGATGGTCTTTTCTGTAACGTTAATCATCTTTGCAATTTCTTTCTGTTTGAATTCACCTGATGCCATTAGTTCAATGCACTTCTTTTGTTTTGTTGATAACATAGACCCACCCCCTTTTTCTTTACTTTCATTCACTACTTTTTCAGTGATTCAGCCACTGGTTTCAGTTGTTCATCTTCCATCAGGTGCTTGAAAAATTCATCAGTCAGACATGCTTTCAATATCAAATATGCTGCTTTCTTTCTGTGCTTCTCATAGTCACCAATCAGAACTGCAACTGCATTTATAATCAAATCATTGTTTATTAGTTCTTCCATGCTTCACACATCCTTTCTAATCTATCACCATGCTTCATATAACGGTCATATAACGGTTTTATTCTGTTCCTTGGGTATTTCTTCACCTGGTCACCTAAATGGCAAATAAAAGCGACCAGGGAAGAAATTTGATTCAGAAACTATTGTCAGCAGCATAGTTTCTGAATCGGAAAGCCATCAGGCATTCCAGGAAGCTAATGCATTATGAAAGGGGATGAATTTGTCACCTACCTTTCATTTTTTGATTTTTATTGCCATATTAATTATATCAACTTATATTCATAAAATCTCGTCAAAACGCAACATATGGTTGTTTACTGAAAAATAACCACTATATGTTGTGTTTATTCAGCAAATAAAATCCCCACCACATTCAGCAGCAGGGATCTTGTTTTACCTTTCATTTATGATCTTTCTTATATGGTCAATGCTCATTCCAACCTTTTCAGCAATTTCATTGACTGACTTACCTGAATTATAGAATAGATTCTTTATGTATTCATGCTTTTCAGGTTTACCAGGGAATTCAAGTGCCATTGGATCAGTGCTAAGATAGCATGACATTCCACCATATTCTTCAATCAATTTCTGTGTCATGTCTTTTCCAATGACCTGACTGATTTCAAATACTGTGACTGATTTTGCCATTCCATCATCCTTCCATATAAAATTTAACTTGATCTTTCAGCTTGATTGTTTCCCAACCAAGGTACTTTCTCAATATGTTCATTGCATCAATCAATGCTTTGAGTTCTTCATAAAATGGGTTCTCTGAAAGCTTCTTGTATTTGCCTGATCTATGTTCTTCAACGAACTGATCCAAAGTTACTTCATAAAATGGTTCTAATGAATTTATTGCGTGATCCATGTTCTTTTCATCCTTTCTTGAAAACTATGACTTCACATGCTATAATTAAATATCAGGGATTTAAGGTACAGCAGTGAAGCCATTGTATAGTGTATAAGCTATGCAGTGGCTTTTCTCTTTCTCTCAATCATTTTCATGCAGCTATCAATCATCAGTTCATACAGATCATAGTTAATGAATTCAACTGTCATCCCAAGGTTCAATGAATTCAGAACCTGATTGATTCCATGAATTTCATATCCCTTTGTTGCTCTCATGAGATAATTCACCATATTTTCCTGATCATCTTCTACCAGGATTGAAACTGTCTGATAACCTTCATCTGACATGAACAGCATATCAATCACACTATCAACGGTCACTGCTTCCAATACCTCACTCAACATCACTGTTCCTGCATCTTCATTGTTCATTATCTTTTTAATCATCTTGTTTTCCACCTTTCAATTATGTTTTCTAATAGTTCATGGTCACGGTTCAGGGTTCAATGTTGCTTTTTTGACCGTGAACCGATTCAAACCATTGATTTTACTGGGTTTTTACCCCTTGCGGTTCAAGGTTCAAGGTTGTATTCTATATATACTTTATTTTAGGTACTTATTTTTTATTGTTTTTAGTAATATATTGTTTTTTATTATTACTTAATAAATTAAAGTTACCTTATGTACCTTGAACCGACACCTTTCAAAGATAGTGTTCATCAGTGTTTCAAGGGGTTCAATGTCTATCTTTTGACCTTGAACCGACCTTGAACCAACCTTGAACTTTTTACTTCTTCCACCATTCTTCAACTGTATTTACAAAGATTCTGTACTTTTTACCTTTGATTTTCTTATTGATGATCGAATAAGGAAAATACTTGATCACAAACTGTGAGAATGTAATTTGCTTCATAGGTATCAATCCACCATGTAAACATGCTCTTTCATAGCTTTGATAAACAACATTTGTAGGATTCCCATCAATCATGTCCAATTCCGACAGTCTTTCAATAATCAGTATTTCTTCCATGTGCAGATCCATAAGTGCAAGTTCTCTTTTTATAGCACGTTTACCATATTTGCCTACTTCATACGCTCTTTGATTCAGGATCTGCTTGATTCTGTCTATTCTTGATTGTTGAACTTTAGTCAATTTAGGTTCAGTTTCTTTGAACTCTTTTTCAAATTCTTCATAACTTTTGATATTTACCATTTTCATTCTTCCTTTCAGTAAAGTGATTTTGATTTTTACTACTTGCAGCTTTCCAATATGCTGTTGATGTTTGCTTGGATCTTGTCAAGTAATCTGTTGATCAATGCTTGTTGACACTTCTTACTCATTCATTTCACCTACCTTTCAATTGCAAATTCGCTGAATGTTTCTTGATTTAGTGACCTGATCATGCTGACACTTTCAGACCCTGATAATTCAGGATGATCATGCTGCAATCTCCTTCTGATCCTTCCGACTGTTTCAAACTGTGGAAGTCCATATTCTTTCAATTGCAGGAATAGATCTTTGAATCCAATGGTGTCAATGTCAATTCCCTTGCTTCCAAGGATCTTCTTTGCTACCAGGTAGAACAAATAGTTGTCACTGTTCCTGGAATGCTTGTCATTGATCAGTAAGTCCATGACCAATGTTGATGTGTTTTTTAGTTCATCCATCATTTCCACCACCTTTCTATTCAGTGAAGTCTATCTTCTTGATTTCAGTAGGATCAGTCAGATCCATACCTTCATATTTTTCAAGGAATTCAAGAAGGGTGCTTCTTCTGATCTTGGTGCTGCCAAGCTTGATCACTGGAATCAGACCTGCATTGATTAACTTATAAACATAAGCAGGATTTGTTTTGATCAGCTTTGATGCTTCTGATACTGTGTAAAGAATATCTTCCAATTATTTCACCCCTTCCTTTTCATCACCAATTGGTGATATTGAAGGTAAAAAAATATTGATGTATTCTTCTACACTTAAAGATAGAACCTTCATGATTGCGTTGCAGTCTTCAATGTTGGGAATCATTTCACCCTTTAAGATCCTACCTATCTTGTTTTGCGACCATCCAATTGCTTTGGTAAACTGATTTTGGGATTTGAATTTGCTGTAAATTGCACCCCTTAGTAACTGTGTATTAATTTTCATTCTTTCACATCCTTTCTATCACCATTTGGTTACAAATTCATTTTATCACCGAATAGAATATAAATCAACCTTTTTTTGAATATTTTTATTGCATTTGGTGATAATATGATTTATAATGGCATTATGAAAGGTGGTGAGTATATGAAAAATGACTTATCTTTATTTGCTCAAAGGTTGAAAGATCTTCGTTCAGAAAGAAATTGCACTTTGGATGAATTTTCAAAGATGTTGAACATTCCTGCACAAACATTGAACCGATATGAATTAGGGCAAAGGACACCAAAGATTGACACTGTGGATCAGATAGCCAATAAGCTTGAAGTTTCCAGTGATTATCTTTTAGGGAAGACAGACTTTAAGAATTGGGAAGCACTGACTGCAAACATCATGCAATTGGAATCCTTGGAAAACTATATTTCTTCTTTAGGGTATAAAATCAAACCTGCATTCCAAGGTGCTGTTTCAGGATCTTCCCAGGAAGAATCAGAAAGACTTGCAATGGAAGCTGATGAAGATCCAAACTTTCCAACATGGGAAGTGACCATGAAAGATGGAAGAACCTTTGTTGTTTCCCTTGCTGAACACAATCAACTTACTGATAGGGTGAAGAACCTGATCAAATTTGAACTTGAAAACATTGCTGAAAATGGCTATTTTGCCAAACAAGAAAAAAAGACCCCTGGTGCTTGCGACACCAAGGATCAAGGATCTTTGTAAAACCATTACATTTGGGTTGAAATGGTTACCGATTGAATTCAAAGAAAAAACAGCCCCTTATGCAGCGAACATAAGAAGCTGTTTCAAATTCACTTTACTGACCAAGGGGTCAATATAGTGCCAACAAGCAATGGTATTATATCACAAATCCTTTGGTTCTTAAAGGGTTTGTTTTTTTACTCCAAATTAAGAAAGGAGAATACCAATGGCAGAAATAAATACAAGAAAACGTGGTGACAAATGGGAATACCGTTTTGAAGCTGCAAAGATAGATGGAAAAAGAAATCAAATATCCAAAGGTGGATTCAAGACCAAGAAGGAAGCATTGGAAGCAGGAACAAAAGCACTGTCTGAATATAATAATGCAGGGATGCACTTTGAACCAACTGAAATAAGTGTATCTGATTATTTGGATTTTTGGTTTGATAATTATTGTAAGATCGAACTGAAATATAACACCCAACTTGGGTATTTATCTATTATTGAAAATCACCTTAAACCGAACTTTGGACAATATAAACTGAAATCACTGAATCCAACAATGCTTCAAACTTATGCCAATGATCTGAAATTGAATGGTTTTTCAAAGTCACATGTGGTTGGAATTCTTTCAACTTTTTCAGCTTCTTTAGACTATTCAGTGCATCCTTTACAGTATTTAAAAGAAAATCCAATGCACTATGTTAAATTTCCCACCATTGAAAGAAAACCAAGGGAAAGGATAATATTGAAGCCTGATGAATTTCAAACAATTATTGAAAGGTTTCCTGAAAAGAACAGATATCATATTGCACTTCTAATTGGATGGAACTGTGGATTGCGAATATCTGAAACTTTTGGGTTGACCTGGGATGACATTGATTTTGACAACAAAACACTGACAGTGAACAAACAGACTGTTAAAAGAAATTACGGTGTTGATGTTCGTGAAGTCTTGAAGAAAAAAGGAAAGAAAGAAGAAAAGTCAGCCTGGTACTTTACCCCACCAAAATATGATTCATACAGAACAATTAAAATTGGTGATACCCTTTTGAAAGCACTGAAAGCTGAAAAAATAAGACAATTTGAAAATGAAATGATGTACGGTGAATATTATACAATCGTTGTTAAGAAGAATGAAAAGGATGAAAAAGGAAATGAGATCATCAGGTTGATGCCTGTTCAGAAGTGTGTTGGATCTCAATTACCAAGAGTTAAAATGATTTGTGTTGGTGAAAATGGTGAATATACTTCAACCGATTCTTTTAAGTATTGCAGCAGAATCATTCATTATGAATTGAAGCTTGCTTTTGATTATCATTCCTTGAGACATACTCACGCAACATTATTGATTGAAAATGGTGTATCACCAAAATCAGTTCAGGTAAGACTAGGACACAAGAACATTCAAACTACACTTCAAACTTATGTCCACGATACTGAAAACATGGAACAAAAAGCAGTTGATATATTTGAAAATGCTGTAAATGGTACTTTGTCCACCAAGTGATTTTTGGTGGACACCAGGTGGACAAAACCACCATTTTCAGTATTTGAAAACCCTGAAACCCTTGATTTTACTTACTAAGTAACACAATAGTTTCCACGTGTTTTGAGAGGAGGGGATAGCTGTCAAGAATTAGCAGCCTGTATTTTTTAGACTGAAATTCTCTCCGAGGGAACATATCGACTAAGGGTGTACGTATGTGGGAACAAATCAACTATAGA